ACGAAGTGGATGCGCAGCTCATGGAAACCGTGCGCAGTTTGACGGGGCCATGCCGATGACGAAAGAACCCAGCCCGAAACAGAATACTCGCTATTCGCTGTCCGACTTGCGGCGCTGCTCATGCGGATTGTTGCGCGGCTGGCCGGTAGTCCCCGAATTCTACTCCGCGCAGACCGTCTTCAGCGTGTACGGGTCCAGCCCTTCGATGCAATAGCGCCAAGCCGCGCGGCGCAGATGCCCCAAGCCTTCCGCGATATGCTCGCGGGCTTCGTCCCGCGAAGGAAATGCCAAAACGAAGTTGTCTACTTCACGGGAATCAAAATACCAAAGTGTCCAAATCAGTTTGCGGGCTGCCAGTTGACGTTCTTGCTTGCGAACTTCTCTCGCGCCGATTTTCCGAACCTTCCATTTCGTTTTCATTTTGTGAAGATAACGCGACGCGCGGCCGTTGGCTAGGTGCTTCGATAACAATTTGAAGGTGACTGACCACATGGGCACGGCCGGTGCCTAACTTTTGTGTCACATAAAAACCTAAAAAGATGCTTTTCAATAAATAGGCATCGCAGACCCGCATAAACATTGGCGATTCTACACACCTACAAATCGACACAGTATTAATCCTACTTAGACACCAACATCGCGTCTTTACTTGCATAGGCTTGCGCGATATTTGTCGGCGTTTTCGCGCCACAAAAAAATCCCGACCTTAATTTGACGTCCGATAACTCCGTACCGGAAGATATAACTGCAAGCTAAGTTGACGGTACGGCGCTGAGTGACCCGATAAGTAGCAACATTGGGGGACAGTGATGGAACATCGGGCCATTGTTACACGGCCATGGGTCCGCTTAGAGTAAGACGGAGGAAATACAAAATGGACACTGCTCCACCAACGCTTTTACGGGTTACCCCGACGCTAGATCAAGTGCGGGCGAAGTATGAGAACGATTTGCAGTTGGTGGGCCTTCAGATTGTAGGCGACGCCCGGCGCAGCACGCGGCCGGGTGACTACATCGCGGCCATGCTTGACGTTATCCGAGATAGTTACGGGCCGCGCGAAGCAACATATCTGTGCCGGTTCATTATGGAACAGGCGGAATCGCGTGGTCTTTTGAGTTTGTCGCGCAGCGCCTAAACAAGTTTGACTTGGCACCTTCAGGAATGATCGTGCCAGCAAAAGGCGGGCTTGGTCGGGTGGCATACAGTTGGGCGAAAGCCGGGCTGAGATGGCCTCTGTTCTACCTTATCCGGCCCGTCATTAAAGTTTAGGTACAAGTTAGCTCGCGAGCGCTTCCAGCGAGCCATTGCGCGGCACGGGAGTCGAGAGAGTAATCTCCGACCACCGGCCGTGGGTGTTCAACGCACCCCGCCACAGTTACGTTGACGCTGGGCACGGTTGCCCCTGGGCCGTCTTAAACAAACGGCCCCGCCAAATTCCTAATGAAAGGGAAATTATGTCGAGGCCAATTGGCGATAAAGCGTTGGATGCACTATGGAAAGTTTTCCGGGACCATGTCGGACGCCTGTCCGTGCGTGAAAACTTGCGCCCGACACATTGGCAGCGGTCGCTAGGGACGTTCTTTTCGCTGTTCCAAGCGATGTTCTGTCGCGGGCACAACGTCGCCGTAGTCGAGCGCGTGATTACGGAAATGATGGAGTCAAGCCGCCCGTGGTGCAACCCCGAGATATGCGTTGACGATACCCAGGCGCGCGCCGCATTGCGTAAGGCGTGCGACACGATTTTAGCTTCACAGGTTTCAACCTTCCCTGACGTGGAGTCAAGAGGACGAAGAGTCCGAGTCGGTTGATATGCAGGACAAGACAGCCCAGCTTGTAGCTGAGCTGGGCCTCTAGAAAAGAGGCAACATGATTGAAAGAGCAATTGCACGCGCGCAGCGGCGGGACGCCGAAACGCGACCAAGCAACATAGAATACCGGCGCGTTGAGTCCCTGGGCGTGGAAATGCCCACGGAAATGGCCGCCAAGTTTGAAAGGCATTTGATGAGTAAGACGGCGTCGGGGCGACGTACTCTTACACTTCAGGCCGAAGTAACTCTGTAACGAAGACAGCGACGCGGGCAGCGTAGCTTATTGGTAATCCACAGCGGGCCGCTTGTGGACTCCGCATCGTCAGGACTTCCGGGACGGAAGTACAGCGGTGAGGAAAGAATCCCAATTTATTTTCGGGCCCAGCCCGTGGAGTTTTATGACCGCACAAGAAATGCGTCTCGACCGATCTTCCATCGTTCGCGAGATGCACACTCTCGCTAACTCAACTGCCCCAGCAGACGCAAGCCGCTGGAAAGAACTTAACGAAAAACAAGAACGCCTTCGTGTCTCAATCGAAAACACGGAACGCACCGAAGCTTTGGACAAGGAACTATCCCAGGTCCGCAACGCGGAACGTCCCAACGTCCCGGGCAACGGCTACGGTGAACTTGAGACTGCTACAACCCCTTGGGCCCGCGCGCTGGCTATCCGGTCTTCGGAGTCCTATAAACGGGAATTCGAGACGTATATCCGCACGGGTAAAACGTCGCAGCACCTTGAAGAAATGCGCGCGATTGGCGCGGCGTCCGGCGCGGACGGCGCAACTTTGGTGCCCCAGGGCTTCGAAGCTGAGCTGGAAATCAAGCTGAAGGCGTACGGCGGAATGACGCGCAATTGCCGCATCATTTCTACGAGCACCGGCAACCCGCTACCTTGGCCAAACCTTGACGACACGTCGAACACCGGCGAATGGTTGACTGAAGGTTCTCCGACTACTAGCGCGGACCCCACCTTCTCCAACACAATCCTGGGCGCGAATTTGTTGTCTTCGAAGCAAGTCAAAGTTAGCGTCCAGCTTGAACAGGATTCTGCATTTGACATCGTGGGCTTGTTGTCCGATGCGTTCGCCATTCGTCTGGGACGCACCGCCAACTTCGCTTACACGGTCGGCAACGCAGACAGCTCGCCTAGCCCAATTCTTGGGTTGGTCAATGCTCTTGTTGCTGCGGGCGGACGTTCGGTCCTAGCAGTAGGTGGAAACAACAACAGCGGTAACAGTGCCGACACCGATCTAACTACCATCGGAACGGATGACTTCGACGCGCTCGAAGCCGCCATAGACCCCGCGTACCGCAACCCAAACACGTGCGTGTACATGGGAAATATCAGCAGTTTCGATAAGTACAAAAAGCTGAAAGACAAATACGGCCGTCCCATCTGGCAGGTATCTGCCGGTGCGGGGCAGCCTGATCGCTTGAACGGCTACAAATACGATTGGAACGCGGATATGTCGGGAATTGGCGCAGGCAACATCTCCATGGTCTTCGGGGACTTCCAAAAGTACGTGGTCCGCAACGTCCTGGGATTCACGTTTATCAGGTTCAACGAGCTTTACATGACTAACTATCAGCGCGCATACCAAGCTTTCATGCGTTCCGATGCGAAGTTGCTCCAAAGTGCCGCGTTTTCGTACCTGATTCACCCGGGCAGCTAACCAGCTTCCGAAGGTGAATATAAGGGGCCTGGGTAACCGGGCCCCCATTCTTAACTTAAAGGGGAATTATGTTAGTCGAACGAAGGTTTAGCAAAGGCGCGCAAGTCGCGGTACAACGGGACGGTGTTATCAGCGCGTCAACGAAAATCTCCGGGTATGCGGCCGTCTTCAATCAAGAATTCGTGATGTACAAAGACGAAGCCTATCGGGTAATTGAGATCATCGCACCGGGCGCGTTTACGCCTGTGATGTCGGATGACGTGCGGTGCCTCTTCAATCACGCGCCGGATAACGTCATCGGGCGCACGGGAAACAACACGCTCACGATGAAACAGGACTCGCACGGTCTGCGATTCGCGAACGTCATGGACACGAAGACCACGGTAGGGTCGAACGTCCTTCAGTTCGTGAAGCGCGGGGACGTAACCGGCTGTAGCTTCGGCTTCGTGGTGGATGAAGCGGAGTGGTCCGAAGCAACCCAGGCCGATGGGCGCACCGTGGTGAAGCGGACCATTACGAAGCTCAAGGTTCTTTTGGACGTGGGCCCGGTGACATACCCGGCTTACGAACAGACATTGGTGGTTGCATGACCGTCCGACTCGAAACAGTTTCAATCGCGGCGGGTACCCTTCGTGCCCTAAACCAATATGCACCGCGCATCACGG